GTATGTCGAGGATGGCGTGGTCTATACCGTAGCTGTGGAAGACAAGACGCAGGCTGACATCGATGCAGCCACCGCAAGCGAGGCGGCTAATGTACGGTTTGCCCGTAATAAACGATTAGCTGACTGTGACTGGACACAGTTGGCTGATAGTACTGCTGATAAGGCTGCTTGGGCGGTGTATCGGCAAGCCTTGAGGGACATCAGTGCACAGCCAGGTTTTCCATTTAACGTGGTGTGGCCTCTCGATCCAAATACACCGGTAGAAACACCCCTAGCGCAATAATAAGGTGAATCATGGTTACTGAAGTAGAAGCAAAATTAACTACTCATGAGGCTGTGTGCGCTGAACGGTATGCCGGTATAAACGCAAGGCTAAAACGATTAGAGCAAATACTGATTGTATGTGCCGGTTCAATTATAGTTCTACTAATAAATTTAGTTGTTAAACTAAAATAACTTGACATTTCTTGAAAAATCGGTTAAAATTATAGGAATATAAGGATGTCTACAACGTACTTACAACTAGTGAATAATGTTCTGATCCGGTTACGGGAGAACGAAGTGTCGGCGGTTGGGGATACTCCATATAGTTCCTTGATCGGTGTGTTTGTCAACGATGCAAAGCGTGAGATTGAAGACTCTCATACTTGGAATGCTCTTAACCAGACAATCGTTATCCCCACGGTAGCCGGTACACGGAACTATACTCTGACAGGTTCTGGCCTTCGGTTTAAGACAAACCAAGTCCTGAATGATACTGAGGATGTTCCGATGACTCAGGCACCGTCTAACTGGATTGATCGACAGTATTTCTTGGGAACTGTTCAGGATGCTGCTCCGATCTACTATTGCTACAGCGGGGTGACTGCTGGTGGTGATACCAAGGTAGACGTATGGCCGCAGCCGGATACCGTATACAGCCTCCGGTTTGACCTCAATATACCTTCTGTAGACTTATCGGCCAACAGCGATGCTGTGCTTGTGCCTCCTCACTTGGTTCAGTTACTGGCATATTCCAAAGCTGTGGGTGAGCGTGGTGAGGACGGCGGTAGTGGTTTTGCTGAAGCCTATCAACAATATCGTCTTGCTTTGGCTGATGCTATCGCATTGGAGCGTAACCGGTACGAAGAAGATGTTTCTTGGGAAGCAGTGTAATGATTGCTAAACTTTTAACCACTTCTATCGCTGCTCCAGGCTTCAAGGGGTTAAACACTCAGGATAGTTCCGTTACGCTGGAAGACGGGTTTGCTACGGTTGCCAACAACTGTGTGATTGACAAGTTCGGTCGTATTGGTGCCCGTAAGGGATGGACACCTAGCCATGCTTCTAATGCTGACCTGAGCACAGGTGCTGTTAAAGCCATCGGTGAGTTAATCACTGGTGATGGTACATCGTACATTCTGGCAGCAGGAAATAACAAACTATTCAAGTTGTCTGGTAGCACCCTGACGATGTTGACCTACGGAGGTGGAGGCACTGCACCAACGATCACGGACAGTAACTGGCAGATGGCTCCGCTGAATGGCTGCATGTACTTCTATCAGGCTGGACATGATCCCTTAGTGTTTGATCCTGCTGTCAGCAACTCTCAGTATCGCCGTGTGTCTGAAAAGACCGGTTATGTAGGGACAGTACAGCAGAACAACTGTGTGATTAGCGCCTATGGCCGCACATGGTCGGCTAACAACAGCAGCACCAAGTCCACGGTGCAGTTCTCAGACCTGCTTGCAGGGCACATTCTGAGCACCGGCACAGCAGGCTCCTTGGATGTTTCTGAGATTTGGCCTAACGGTGCAGATGAGATTGTAGGTTTAGCCTCTCACAACGGATTCTTAATTATCTTTGGTCGCCGTCAGATTCTGATCTATTCTAACGCTACCGACCCTAATGCCATACAGTTGTCTGACGCTATTACAGGTGTTGGTTGTTTGGCACGGGATTCGATTGTACCGACAGGCACTGATGTAATCTTCTTGTCTGATAACGGTGTACGGTCACTGATGCGTACAATCCAGGAGAAATCAGCACCTGTTCGTGACCTGAGCGCCAATGTTCGGGATGATTTGGTGGTTGAAGCGGTGTTAGAAGACCCGGATGAAATCAAGGCCGTGTATTCTGATAAGGAAGGTTTCTATCTATTGTCTTTCCCTGCCCGTCAGTTAGTGTACTGCTTTGACATGAAGATTATGCTGCAGAATGGGTCTAATCGGGTGACTACATGGGATAGTTTGGTTCCTACAGCTTTCTGCTACACCCGCACAAAAGATTTATTGATGGGTAAAGCAGGTTACGTTGCTAAATACGATACTTATAAAGACAACGCTGATACTTACCGATTACGATATTACACGAACTATTTTGACTTCGGTTCACCTACGACTCTGAAGATCATGAAGAAGGTTGGCGTAACGGTGGTTGGTGGTGGTGGGTATCCTGTGGTTCTAAAGTTTGGCTTTGATTATAGTGACATTCTTAACAGCCGACAGTTTGCATTATCTAACGCAACTATCGCAGAATACAACATTGCTGAATATGCGTTAGCAGAATACGGTGGTACGATCTTCGATAACAAGATTATCAATATCGGTGGCGCTGGTAAGGTGATTCAGTTAGGGTTTGAGACAGACGTAAATACAAAACCTATCTCAATTCAGAAACTCGATGTCTATGTAAAGACAGGAAAGATTCGTTAAAATGGCAAATTACACGAAAAGCACTAACTTTGCTGTCAAGGACGGCTTGGTTACTGGTAATCCTGCAAAGATTATCAAAGGAACTGAGATCGACACGGAGTACAATAACATTGCCTCTGCGGTTAGTTCCAAGGCTGACGCTAACAACGCTGCTCTGACCGGTACGGCTACGGCAGTGAATCTAACTGTTTCAGGAACCCTGAATGCCACCGTTGATGGGGGTACATACTGATGGACTTATCTTCTTTCCTTCCCGGCCTGTTTAATGCTGGTATTTCGGCTTACACGGCCAATAAAGCAGCCGGTAACCTCCAGCAAGCAGGTCAGGCAGCGGCTCAACAAGCAGCCTTCCGCCCGGTAGGTATCACCACCCGTTTTGGTCGTACTGGCTTCCAGTATGGTCCGGATGGTCGTCTGATCGGTGCGGGTTACCAGTTAGCCCCTGATGTCGCAGCAATGCGTGAGGCTACCTTAGGTTTAGCCGGTGGTGGCTTGCAGCAGGCTTTAGACGCACAACGGGCACAACAGGCCATCAACCAAGCTGGCATGGGGTTGTTCAATCTTGGTGCTGGTTATATTGCTCAGACTCCTCAGCAGGCCGCAGAGCAGTACATGACCCAACAGCAGCAGTTGCTGGCTCCGGGGCGTGAACAGCAGTTTGCACAACTGATGAACCAACAGTTCCAGCGTGGTCGTAGCGGTTTAGCTACCGGCGCTACGCAAGCAGGCTTCCAAGCAGGTGCTCCTGGTTTACAGGCCACGAACCCTCAGATGGCTGCGTACTACAACGCACGGGCACAGCAGGATGCTGCGTTGGCAGCACAGGCACAGCAGGCCGGTATGCGTCAGGCAGAGTTCGGTCAAGGGCTTATGGGCGGTGCTATCAACTTGGTTGGTAAAGGCTACGGCTTACAGGAGGCCGCATTGTCTCCGTTCCGTACATCTTTTGGTTTAGGCCAAATGGTGGAACAGGCTGGCGGCGCTGGTCCGTTGGAAATGAGCCGAGTGCTTGGTGGCGGTAATCCGGCAGCGGCGCAAGCACTGTTGTCTAGCGGCATGAGCGCAGCAGGCGTACAAGAAGACTATATGCGCGGTGCTGCTAAAGGATTAAATGACCCCATCGCTCAGTTGATTGGTGCTTTAACTTCTCGTCCTACCGTACAATATCCGGCAGGCATGACGTACTACGAATAAAGAGGCGTTGAATGGCAGATCAAATTAACGAACTTGGTGCAATGTTGGGTATGCTCCAGCAGGGGTTTACTCCTGAGCAAGCCCGTGCCCGTGTTGACGAAGCCCGTGCAATGCAGTTTGCTCAGTTGTCGCCTAGCCAGCAACGCACCATGATGGGCTTTCAGGCAGGTCAAGGCTTAGGCCGGGGTATTAGCAGCCTGTTTGGTGTTCAACAGGAAGACCCCACTGTGCGTATGGCTACGCAACTGCGAGAGTTACAAACGCAGTTTGATACCACTACGGCTGAAGGTATGATGCAGTATGCTCGTGCTTTACAGTCTGTTAATCCGCAGATGGCGCAGCAGGCCGCTTTAATGGCTCAACAGATGGCAACTAAAGAAGCAACTGTGGCTAAGACACGAGCAGAACAACAGCGTATTGAAGCGCAGGCAGGGCGTGAACGTACTTCATTTGAACGTGAACAGAAACTTCAGGAAGCGTTGTCAGCATTACCTGACGATGCTTCTGAAAGCCAATTATTGGGTGTTTTCCGTAAACACGGTGATCCTAAACAGGTTGCCTCTGCATTAGAAAATTCTCAGAAACAACGTGCACAAATTCAAGCCCGCATGGACGAGCAAGAGGCCCGTGCCCGTGCTCAACTTGAGCGTGACCGAGAACTGGCTAAAGATCGTGCAGAACGTGATGAAGCACAGCGTCGATTCCAAATGGAACTTGAGCGTATTCGTCAAGAAGGTCGTAGGGACCAAGCATCTTTTGTTGCGGCTCTAAAATCATCTGCGCCTCAAAACATGGACGATAAAGCAGCACAACAAGCACTAGCAATTACTACTGCACAGCCTGTTATCAATGAAGGTTCCGACCTGATTAAGAAGTTGTACACTCCTGAGGGTAAACGAGTAGAGGCATTCACTTTAACTCAACGAGGCGGTGCTGCTTTAGCTGCATTAGCAGGGAAATCAACAGAAACTGGTAAACTTCAGTCTGATGTCGAATCTTTCTTAAAACGCGCTCGTAACGCTTATCTGTTAGCTGCTAAAGGTACCCAGACGGAAGGTGACGCGAAGCGGGCTATGGAACAGTTCTTCAACCAACTGGATTTCACCACGGCTGAAGGTGTGG